CTTCACCCGCTACCGACTTCAGCATTATTGTTTTAAACCTCTTAACTTTATTCTGCATCACGGCTTCCATTAAAGGGCTCATGGTGCGGGGGATAAAGTCTGGCCTCTCTTCTTCCGGTTTTACATCCGGTGCTCCAAGAAGTTCTTTCATCTGTGCGTAAGTAATACGCTTAGTGACTTCGTTAAGAACCTTAACCTCTACTGGTTCTTGCTGTTTAAAATTATATGTACCGGGGACGCGCAGTACTCGGGATGCTTCAAATACAGAAGGATCAACAATCAACCCCTGCTCAACGCACAACTCACGAAGGCGGTTTGCAAGCGGCTCCCAATCTAGTCGGCTTATAGTTTCTTCTAGTAACCAGTATGCGTGGATACCGTAACCTGAGCTAACTAAAATTGGCTGTGGTAGCCCTACGTTTTTACAAAACTTTTTGAACTCGGTAAGACCTGTGGCTTGGTCAATATAGCCTTTGATGATCCCCTTCTCGTCGGGTACAGCCTTTGTGGGGCCGCAATCAATATCCATCCACAGTGCGCGAACATAAGCAACGTTTTCATGTGTACGGTTATTGAGCGGGCCAAACTTAGCACACCCAAAGTACGCATCAAACTTACCCCTAACTAGCGCCTCAATCTGTTCATCTACTTCTGCTCGTGTATCATAAAACTTCTGATCCGGATACCGCCCAATACCTAGCACACAGTACCGGCCTTCAGTAGGCAGTACAGCGTTCATCAGGTCAAAATTGGACATTGTTTTCTTTTCGCGGACGGCTACGCTGGGGGCCTAGGCCCCCTCACGTGCTTGGATTTATTTTCGTTTCTTTAGCTTAGGCAAAAGCGTGGCAATACGCTGGCAATGATATGCGCTTGGGGCTCGTACTCCCCAGAACCAGTTGTAGACCGTAGCACGGCTAACATTAACTCGTTCCGCAACTTCATTGACAGGTATGCCAAGCTCTATGCACTTAGCCCCGAGAAGTACGCCCCACGAACTTGGGTCTGCCGTTCTATTAGCATCTACAAGTCGTTGGCTGTATCCATAACTCATGGATTACTCCTCGTCACTCCAAGCCTTCACCACGGAGTCAAGATCTTTCTTGGTCGTCGGTGTCGGCGCGGCTTTAGATGGCCGCTTTACAGGTTCGTCAATAGGGCTAGCTTTTACTTTTGCCATAGCCGCTTCTTCGTCCTCGTCTAATATCTTGCCCATAGATTTTGGGGCTTCTAACTTAGCAATCTTTCCGGATGCATCAGCTTGGTATGGTGTCATAACTACCATCTTCTGAACTTCAGGCATTGCCGCAACTCTGCTCGTCACCGTGTGTTCGTTCTTTACAATGTAGCGGATTGGAGTAAACAAAACCGATTGGTTATCGTTGTCTTCGTTGAAGCTAATCTGTGTAATCACGTAATCCAAGCTCTTACCGTTGTTCGACAAGTACTTAGAGTAGTTTTCAAACGGATGCGTATTGTCCCCAACGCTTTCGCCAAACAAAGACTTAGACGCCAAGTTCATCTGGTACACAGAACCCTCTAATGAAGTACCAAAGTCTTCTTGTAAGACCATAGCAATACGGCGTGAGTATCGGCATGCTTTAGAGTTGCCTTGTCCAGAACCTTTAATGTTCTGCTGGCATGAGTCACAGCGATCTGCTTGTGGGTTAGTCGAGCTCACATCAGGAGAGCGACCGTCGTTGGAGAAGCAGTCTGGCGCAGTTGGCTCGGCATCAGGAGTCCATGCCTTTGCGTAGAAGATACGACCAACATGTGGTGAGGCATTAACAATGATAGCGTTTAGGCTACCCTTGACTTTACCCATCTCTTCGCCGCCGACTGTCTTACGGAAGATTCCGTTTTTAGGCACGATGCGTTTGACGCCGGTACGCCCTGCGAGTTGCTTAGTAAGCTCGCTAACCCCTGCGGCTTGCAGGAAGTCGGGCACGTCTTGGTTAAGAATTGTGATGTTGCTCATTTGGTTGTACCTGCTATAAGAAAGTTGTATATTTGTGTTGCGCCCGTAAGCACGTTGTCTAAATTGTCTTCGTACGATCCGGTATCCCCACTAAGAACCACGGTGTTCATGATCTCTAGTATGAATTCCACTGCCCTTGCTCTGGTTTCTATATCTGTCATTTCAGTTTTCCTTAGAACGTCTAACTACCACGGTGTATTCGCTTTCGACATTCAGTCCTTTCGGGTAAATGTCTGGATTCTCAGCAAGAAAATCCTTCATGTTAGTTTGATGAAGTCTCTTCTCTAACAGGCCAAATGCACTTGTCTCCTCAATAAAGGCGTACATTGAATCCCAATCATTTGTCCAATACCGTGATTTAACCGAACGCATGATTGTGCCGTGTGGGGTGCGAACGCTGTCGGCGTTCATTTCTTTGCAAGTATCAAGCATCTCTTGCGCCAATACTTTCATTTGACTCTCAAGGTCTTGATCCTCTTCTTCAAATACTTTTTTATTGGCCGAGCGCTTGTCCCGTATCTTGATATAGATTGCGGCTAGCTTGCCCAAATCTACAGAGGTGACTGTGTCTTCAACTTCTTCCATCTTATGCTCCTAATTGTTAAACAAGACTCTAATGTATCACAAGATTAGACATTGTCAAGGGGTGTCTAAAAATTCTTGTCGATATAGATCAATTATTTTGTCATGATTTGTGATGTTGCTACGCAAAAGCGAATATAAGCGCCCTTCTGTTGGGCTCCCTTTGATATGCACCACAGTCATTGGGTTGCGCTGGCCGGGCCGGTCTATGCGTGCGTTAGCTTGCAGATACGTTTCAACACTGGAGGTGGGAGCGTACCAAATAATTGTGTTGGCCGCAGTTAGTGTTAACCCATGTGCCGCCGCTTTAGGCTGTATGACTAACACCTTGGGTTCAACACGGGTCTGAAATTCTTTGACAATCTCTGCCCGTCTATTTGCTGATACCGCACCATTGATAACATCGCAAGTGATACCGCTTTTAATTAAGTACTTGGTCAGCAGTTCAATCGTGTGCGTAAACGGAACGAATACAAGCACCTTATGACTAGACTCATCAATCACTTCTTTGATAACCTTAAGCCTGTCGGTCACATCAAACTCAATGACTTCTTTGTTGTCGGTGTACACCGCGCCACCAGAAATTTGAAGCAGCTTGTTTATCTTTACAGCAGCGTTCATAGCCGTAACTTCCTCTCCCGCTGCCTCAATCAACATCTGTTTCTTCAGAGTGTTGTAGTATTTCATTTGCTGTGGTGATAGTGGAGCCTCTCGGTCAACAAACGTGACTTCGGGCAAGTCCAAGCATTGCGCTTTCTCAAACCTAATCGCGGGCTGTAATGCTCTATGAACTATGGCATCCGCAGTAGGCTTAGGAATCCAACGGTAATCACTAATCTTGTGCATGACTGAATCACGGAACTGACCAAAGAAAGGCGATACACCTTTGGGGTTCACAAGCTTTGCCAATCCGTAAGCATCCACAGGTGACTGCGCGGCTGGCGTACCAGTCAACATCCACAGACCTTTGACCACCTTAGTAATGTCGCGCATGGTCTTCCATCTGCCAGTCTGTGCGTTCTTATACGCAGACGCTTCATCAATCACGATAAGGTCAAACCCACCGGCTATGATTTCTTTCTTGACGATCTCAACACCATCGAAGTTAATGATGACAAACTCGGCAAGTCCGTTAATAATTTGTTTACGTTTCTCTCTTCCACCGTAAGCTATAGCTACTGTACGATGTAGAGCAAACTTAAACAAATCCTCTTGCCATGCGGCTTTCATTACTGATAGCGGGCAAACGATAAGCACTCGGCTAATCAGCCCAACTTTCATTAGGTAGTCAACCGCCCATATAACTGAAGCGGTTTTACCTGTACCCTGCTCGTTAAAGCAGAAACTCTTACGGTTGCTAATTAGAAACTCGGAAGTAGTCTTCTGGTGCTCAAATGGGGTGAAGCCATGCGGCCTCGGCCAGTCATACTCTGATAGGTTCATTTTTTCTTACGTTCTTTGGTACTCACTTCAGTTACCAACTTATGTTGCGCGTTTCGTTTGAACGAGCGATTAGTTGCTTCAGATTGCACTTTCGTGCCGTCCTTGTTAGAGCCACCTTTACTCAGCGCCTTAACGTGGGCGATATCTTTACCTTCCCTAGAATCCGCAGTGCCATCATTGTTCTTGTCGGGGTGCTTCTTGTCGTACTCATTACGGGCACGCTGACGCTCCATCCGATCAGGCAACTCACCACGGGCAACTTGCTGTTGGTATTCTTTTTTATACGGTCTTGGTTTGTTTACGTAAGGCATTTTGTTTAACTCTTTCTTGATATACGGCTTCGTTAATAGCGCATTCACGTTCGCTACGACCGCTACGTGATAGAACTTTCTCACCCGTGAGGGATACCAAACTTTGTTTAAGCAACTCAGGCATTCGGCGAGCTACGGCATTCCCATCTTCACGGCCATTCATATTCGCTACCTTAGCAATACCATCTTTACCTAGTGGGCCATGGTCTAAAAGGCGTGTAGTATTTGATAGTAGTGGGCATGGACGAACTCCCCTACTTTATCTGCCGCCTCGTGACTTGTCGAGGGGTCTGTATTACGTGCGCGTACATAATCGTCTGACATAG